GGCTAAAGAAGTTATTGAAAGACCACACAATCACAAATTTTCATCCAGAGCCATTGAGATTGGAGCTAAGTTGTTAAGAGTGAAACAAGGAGATGTGTCAGCCACAGAAATAAAAGCATCTAGGAACAAGGATAATGTGAATAAAACATTAGATGAGTTTGCCACATTCAAGTCTAGTTCTACTTCTGAGAATGAATATTATGATGATTCAACAAAACTCCAAAACAGGAGGAGAAGGTGTATAGAAGGTGTTATGGATGAGGAAATAAATGGAAGGTTTAGATCATTTGATGTAGCAATGGACTCAAAAAATGATATGACAGATTTTCAAGTATTCAAAAAGAATCAAATTGGTGGAGTCAGAGAGATTTTAATTTTGTCAATTCGTAACAGAATATCAATAAATATTTTAGAGTCTTTGTCTAGAAATATATGTGGTTTTATATCATCTGAAATTTTGACTCATGGTCCTGAAAAGTTTGAGTATTTAAGAGATTCCCTATTTGAAGTTAGGAAAACAAAACAAAAGTCTATGACTATGTTTTATAGTTTTGATAAAACTAAATGGGGTCCAAGCTTTGTACCAATACAATTTTTTTACTTATTCAGACCTTTCAAGGAACAACTTGGGGGATTCTTTTATTATATTTTACATTTGTTAATCAGACATCAAAATAAAAGATGCTTTCTGCCAGAGAGGCTCATTAAAGCTTGGAACAAAGATCCCAATAATCATTTGAAACATTTGAATGATGATAATTTGCAAAAACTTAAAGAAATATTTTTATCTGATAAAAAGTTATATTTAGTTAATGAGTCTAATATGGGTCAAGGTATTCTTCACTATACATCTTCATATCTTCATGCATCAATGTTATCTTTTAGAGATAAATTATATGACATGTTTTGTTTAGATAATGGTTTTGATTCTAATGATCATAGAGATTTATTTTCATCAGATGATTCTTTTACTGCTCAAACAATAAACATAGATGACCCAAAATTATTTGTTTTGAAACTAAAAGGGTTCTTGAAGTGTCAAGAAATATCTGAGAGATTATTCAATTGTCAGACATCTAAGTCAAAAAGTTCAATAAACCCATTAATTGGTGAATTTAATTCATTGTTTTTATCAAATTT